CCATGTCACATCGGAAGGCGCGACGTGGATTTGCCTCCGCCAGCGTCACCTCGAAGTGTGCGAGGCTCTGTGATGGCTGATTTCATCGCTGCCCGCGTGGCCGAGGCCCGTGCAATCGTCACCGAACCGAACTCGCCGTTGACGCTCGTCGCATTGGCTTGGATGGTTCTTCGCCAACATGGGGCGCGTCATGCGGGCGCTTGATATTTTCATTCTGTTCACGTGGGGATCGGCCATCGGTGCCGCGTTCCTTTTCGCAATCGGAGGGTAAGTTGAGCGAACTTCAAATCATGGGGCCGAACGAAAACCTTCCGGCCCCCGCCACGCCGATGGAAATGATCGGAAGGGCCGTCGCATCTGGCGCTTCCGTCGAGACGATGGAAAAGCTTCTGGCGCTTCAAGAGCGATGGGAAGCAAATGAGGCGCGGAAGTCGTTCGTCTCGGCCATCGCGGCGTTCAAGGCCAATCCCCCGGCCATCCTGCGCAACCGCCACGTGGAATTCGAAACGCGCGGCGGAGGGAAGACTTCCTACAGCCACGCGACCCTGGATAACGTCTGCGACGCTATCGGGTCGTCCCTGGCGTCTCACGGTCTTTCCTGGCGATGGGAAACCGAGCATCTCGATCAGGGGATTATTCGCGTGACGTGCATCCTTACCCACGTCGGAGGTCACTCGGAACGGACGGCCCTTCAGGCGTCACCGGACGCCAGCGGAGGAAAAAATCCCGTCCAGGCGGTGGGGTCAACCGTTACCTACCTCCAGCGGTACACCCTTTTAGCCGCGACGGGAATCGCCGTGCAAGGTCAGGACGATGACGCGGCGACGGCGATGGGCGCAAAGTCCATTAGCATGGATCAAGTCGCGGAAATTCAGGACGGCCTGGCCGAGGTCAACGCCGATGTGGCTGCCTTCTGCGCATGGCTTCGCGTTGGGTCTCTTGCGGAAATCACGGAGGCCCAATTTCCCGCCGCCATGAACGCCATTTCGGCCAAGCGCAAGAAGATGGGGGCGGCGGAATGATCGTCCACGATATCCCCCAGCGTTCCGACGAATGGTATCGGCTCCGGGCCGGGATGCCCACAGCATCCGAGTTTTCGTCCATCGTCACAAGCACGGGGGCGGAGTCGAAGTCACGCCAGAAGTACGCCTACCAGCTCGCGGCGGAAAAGTACGCCATGGGGACATGCGGAACCTGGGGGGGCAATGTCCACCTTGAGCGTGGCCGGTTCCTTGAGGAAGACGCCTTGCGTGCCTACGCCTTTGTTGAAGGGGTTGAAGTCGTCCCCTGTGGCTTTGTCACCGATGACGACGTGACGCATGGGTGCAGCCCGGACGGTCTTGTCGGCAACGATGGAATGGCCGAGGTGAAGTGCCTTAAGGCAGAAAACCACATCTCAACCCTGCTATACTGGCGGAAGAATGGCAGATGCCCCACGGACTACGTCCAGCAGACGCAGGGGCAGATGATGATCTGTGGCCGGTCGTGGTGCGATCTGATCTTCTACCACCCGAACCTTCCCATGTTCGTCATCCGCCAAACTCCCGATGCCGAGGTTGTGGCCGGATTGCGCGACGGCATCAGCAAGATTATCGTCGAAAGGGACGAAGTGGTTTCCACTCTGAATGGGGTGAATTATGGCGGATGAAGCTGACATGGCGTCCGAGAGGGAGGAGGCTTTCCGCAAAGATGCCCTACGCGCCGTTTCTAGGCCCCTGTGGCAGGGTAATGGAGTTTGCCGGTGGTGCGGGTACAAAATCGACCAATTCCGCCTGCAGGCCCTCCCCAACGCAGCACATTGCGCCGAATACGCCGCCGAGATCGAGGAAGCCAGACTGAAAAACCAGAGGAGGGGATTTTGAACCACGTATCGATGCCCCGTGGCAGGGCTCCCACCGGCCTGCTGATCGCTCGCCTTATCCTGGCTGCGGTCTTCGCCACCGCCTTCATAGGCATCAATACCTACGTCATCGTGAGGCTGATGAAATGACCTACGCCGAAGCCTTCGCCCGCGCCGTTGACGCGAACGCCGAGACGCGCCGAACCGTGTACGTCATCCGCTACGTGGACGGCACTTACACCCCGTCGTGGTCGCAGTCCTACCCCAACGCCGTGCTGATCGGCGAAGTTCGGAGGATGTGCAAGCGATGACCTCCATCTGCATCACCCCCAGCCTCGACTGCCACCTCGCTCCCAAGTGCGAACGGCATTTCCGCAATCACCCTGACGCGATCCACGCCGATCCTCATGCTCGGTACATGGTGAACTTGGGCGACAACGCAATGTTCGCCTGCCCGTCCTACCGGGAGCTTGAGACGGAAGCCGATGGATGGACCACCGTCTACGCGAGCCAGGGGGCGCTGACATGAATGCTTTCATGCTGGCCTTCATCATGTGCCTGCCGGGTGATCCCAAGACGGCTGAGTGCAGGATGATGCACCTCGAATTTCAGAACCTCCGCGCATGCACAGAGATGAGGCGTGAAGTGATCGCCGAAGCGAGGCGCGAAGGATTTCGAGTGCATACGATTTGTGTGCCAATCGAACAAGAAAGCGGGGTCGCAGCATCATCGCAATTCCCCCGGTGATGCCCCCTCCCCGCTGCCCCCTGGTCATCTTGGCCGAGGCCAGGGGGCACCCTTTCTAGGATTGAAACTATGACCACTAAGACAGACCGCCTTCGCCCCATCCCCGTTGATCTGGCGGAAGCCAATGCCTTCGTTTCTCGACACCACAGACACCATAAGCCTGTCGTCGGTCACAAGTTCAGCATCGGCGCAGTTCTCGGTGACGTGGTAGTGGGTGTCGCCATCGTCGGGAGGCCAGTAAGTCGGCACCGTGACGACGGGCTTACCCTTGAGGTAACGCGCCTATGCACTGACGGCACTAAAAATGCCTGCTCATTTCTCTATGGAGCATGCGCCAGAGCGGCGTTCGCTCTCGGGTACGCCAGGGTAGGGACATATATCCTGGCATCAGAGAGCGGGGCGAGCCTTAAGGCCAGCGGATGGCGGTTGGTCGGTCAAACTCCGGGCCGGTCGTGGAGTGTCCCAGGACGCCCCCGGATTGATACACACCCTCTCGGCCCGAAAATGCTTTTCGAGGTGGCGCAATGACTGACCGACCCGCCCGCTGGCCCGATACCCCCGACATTGTTACCCGCCTCCGCTCTCGCCGAGAGGCGTGGACGTGCATCCGTGAGGAAGCGGCCAGCGAGATCGAGAAGCTGCGTGCGGGCCTCAAAGACGCCATGGAGCAGTTGAAGCGCGAGGCTCCGGTTGTGAATGCCGCAGTCCTGTACTGCACCACCGGCCAAGACCGTGGCGGCGAGAAGCTGCTGGATGCGGTCGCCGCTTATAGGGAGATGAAGAAATGAAGCCAACGTGGAGAGACATCCCGCTGTCTGAAATCAATTGGGAAGTGCCGCTTGGGCGGTGCCGCGCCGCGCTCGCCTTGCGCTATTCGTGCCGAGAGCATCAAGACAAGGTGAGCTGGTCGAAGATGACCCTCGGAGAACTTGCCGACAAGGGCGAGCGTTGGTGGAAGTCCTATTCCTCCGGTGGCTGGCAAATCGGTGAAAAGGCGGTGGATCTTATCAAGCTGACCATCGACATGGCTGCGGCTGGGAAAGATGTGCGGATGGCGATTGATCGCTATGTGCCCGTATGTGAGAGGGAGAACGCAGAATGATCGACTGGACACAACCCTGCGAGACGACCGAGACACCGCCGCGCCCTGTGCGGGTGTTGGCGACTGATGTTGGTGACTTCTCGCCTGTAGTCGTCGCCCTGCCGGACGGGTTCGTGCTGCGGTTCAATACTGACGGGACGCCGTACTTTGGCTCTCATGTCTCCCTCCGCAACGTCGCGCCGCCCAAGCCCGAGCCGGTGATGCGGGAAGCGTGGGTGAATTGCTACGCCCCGGACAACATCATTGGGCACGCCACAAGGGAAGAGGCCGATAGAAAGGGTCGCCCAGATGCTCGTGAGGCGTGTCTGAGGGTTGCTTGGATGTCCGACGGCAGCCCGGTGCCGGGGGAAGACAAGACTGCTGAATACAAAGCAGACCGGGACTGGTTGTCGCAGAAGTATCAGGACATGATCGCCGAGCGCGACAGCCTCAAGGCCGAGGTGGAGCGGCTGAATAAGGCCAATCTTCGCCTCCTGGGCGAGATCGGGCAGATGCGCCCCGTGGTGGACGCTGCGGTGGCGTACGGCAACTCAACTGACGCTTCGACCCATAACCCGACCTTCGTCGCTTTGATGAAAGCCACCTACGCCTACCAGAACACCCTTAAGAAAACCGTCGGTGATGTTCTGGCCGGTATTCGCAAGACGTTTCAAGCAGCAGCAGATGACCCGGAGCCTTTCGGTGTGCCTCAGAAAGCGGCGATGATGGGGCCGGTGAAGTCGTGCGAGACGTGTCGCCACGCAAACCCGCGCCGTGGCTGCTACCGCGCTTGTGGCAGCGAACTTGATCTTTGGGAGGCGAAGTGATGACTGACGACCTGATTAGGAGGCTGCGTGATGCGGATGACGTTCGTGGATGGAATGTCCGGCAGGATGCCGCCGCCGCCCTTGAGGCCCAGGCAAAGCGCATCGCGGAGTTGGAGGAAGCTCGTAATATGTGGATGGAGCGGGTTGATGTCGTCGAAGCCGACCTCGCCGCCGCACGGGATTGCATCCGTGATCTTGCGGGGCAGTTGACAGATTTCGTGGGTGATTTTCGCCACATTGACGCCATCGCAGCGGCACGGGGCGAGCAGCCCAAGCCCGACGTGTGCCCGACGTGCGCCGGGGTTGTTCTTGGTATTGGTGTGTGTCCGGCCTGCGGCACCGGCAAGAAGGAGACGAAGTGATGCTTCGTGATCTGATCGACGAGGTGAAAGGTGCATGGCCCTGGGCGATGGCTGTTATCTGTCTACTGGTTGCTGTGGAGGTGCAGCGCCACCGCGCCGCAGTGTTGCAGGTGCAGGTTGAATCGTGCGCCATAAGCAAGGAGGAGACGAAGCATGACTAACAAGCTCACCACCCTCCAATCCCTCCGCGACCGCGTGGCGAAAGCGACGGGGCCGGATCGTGCAGACAGGTTCGTCGGGTATATCAAGGTGGCAGAAAATGGATGCTACCTTTGGACCGGGTATACCCGTGGAAAGCCGGGCAGGAAACGTGCGGCATTTCAGGTCGGGTCGCGATGTGAATTTGCATCCAGGTGGCTATTCACCGCACTCAATGGCAGCATCCCTGATAAAATGCAGGTATGCCACACATGCGATAACCCCATGTGTGTGAACCCTGACCATCTGTTCCTTGGGACTAATCGGGATAATGCATATGACATGATCTCGAAAGGGCGCGGGTGGTGGCAAACAGTTTCACCAGACGAGGTGAAGGCTGCGGCATCTGCGGCAAGGTATGCGCAGATCGCTGGAGGGAAAACCCCTCGTGGTGAGCAATTTAAGCGGTCATCTCTAACGCCTGATACGGTTCGGGATATTCGGAGGAGATCCGCAGCA